GTCAAGACTCTGCTTCTCCGCTAAATCTTGTGGTGCCTTTTCTTCTACACTCTTCTTAATCAAGGCTTGAGCCTTTTCCTTAGTATACCCAGGCTTTGTTTCGGTAACAGTTTTACCACCAACCTTCTTGGTTGTAGTAACTGTTCCTGCGTCAATCATCTTTTGGATAGCGGTATAGAACTCTTTGTTCTCACTATCTGTAGCCTTACGACCTAAGACACTTTTAAGTGTATCATCAATCAATGATTGAATTTCTTCTGGTTGGAATAGATACTTTTGGACAGATACCTTAGGGGTATTGTCATCGCCTACACCTTGATTCTTTGCATACCATTGTAGGTATTGTTCAGGTGTTATCTTACGGGAACCCTTAGATTTAGTGTACCAATCCGATGCACCATCTACAGCCAATTCATAAATTGCTGCAGCCTTAAGTGGGTCCACGCTTCCATAGCCATACTTACGAAGAGTGTTAATCCAATTAGATTCAACGGTTGGGTCAGTGTAATAACTTGACTTTAAGTCACTCGCCTTAGCAGTATCCGAAACAACTTCTAGTTCATAACCAGTCTTCTTGAACTTAATAGTTTTCTTTTTACCTGGGCCAACATATACTTGTCCAGCAGTAGACGCTGTACTGCCACCTTTTAGATTATCTAATGCACCACCCACGCTACAAGCCTTTCGTTAAATCATCATTTTCAAGGATACGATTGTACACTCTACTGAATGATATATATTCATCTAGTAATCCACCAGTAAATGTGTCCCACATTTCCTTGATGTCTTGATTTTCTACAGAGTTTATAGACTTACTTTTTCTACTTGCGAGTATGTCACGGACATATGCTCGTCCTTCAAGATAGTCAGACATAGCCTGTAGGTCTGGTCTTCCAGAAACTCTAGGGTCAGATACTATATCTTTAGCAAACTTCAGGAAGTTATATACCTTTTGGGTATCAATCTTTCCACGAACTTCTGCCCATTCTGGATTCTCTTGACTAAGTTCTTCGATAAACTGACGTTTACGGTCAGCCAAATCTTCTGCTGCCTTAACATTTAAACTAGGTAAGCCTCTTCCGATACGCTCTGCTTCTAGGATATCCATACCTTTATTGTAGGTAATCCAACCCTTTTCAGCCTGAGTAGATGCAATAGCATCATACGGGTCCTGAGACTCACGGAAGTTCCTTGTGCTACCAGGTGCAACTGGAGTATTACGTTGGCTCTGATATACGCTAGGTGAAAACTCACCAGCATTAGCATCGCCTACAATAAACCAACCATACTCTGGATTCTTAGCAATCAAGTCAGATAGTTGACGAGAACGTTTCTCTGCCTCAATAGTTGCAGCAATACCAGTATTGTTTTTTGATAGACTTGTAGAGAAAATAAAGTAATCTTCTCCGTAGGTGTTATAGAACTTTTCAGACGCATTTTCAGGGTCTTCTTCACGCAGTCTGTGCCACTCATCAATATAGAACTGATAAGGAGAACGAGTGTTTGTAGCAAAAGGTAGAGTAAGTTTAGCCGCTGCTTCTAAAGCAAGGATTTGTTTTGCTTTATTGTCAATCTCTTTTGTTGTTGGAGGGGTATCACGAAGTCCATTATCGTACTTGTGATTCTCTTCCATAGCAATAAGAACTGTTAGGTTGCGGCGTGTTGCGTCATCATTATCAAATAGAGACCATATACGCTTAGCACCAGAGTTCTGTACTAATAAGTCCTTGGTGAATTCACCTGGTGTTGTACCAGTTGGACCATAAGGTAGAATCTCTTTTACCAAAGCAAGTCGTTCTGCATCTGGAACAGCCTTAATAAAGAACGAAGTTCCCATTTGTACGAACCAACCAGCACCTGGATTCCACCATTGGTTACCCTGGAATAGTAGGTCAAGGCTTGTTTTAGGAATAGCAAGAGGTCTATCAACCTTACCAAAAGACATACGCTTCACCCATTCACCAGGGATATTAATGTATGTCTTACCATCTCGTTCTTCTGTAATACCAGCACGGTCAGGTGAGTTGTAAACTATGTCCATCTTGCGGAAAACAGTTGGGTCATTAACTACAATACGACTCCACTTTTCAGCCACATCAGCAAATGCACCAAAGAATGGGAATGCATAACGCATTGTATACGCTGCATCTACGCGCTCTGAGGTATCATAAACGGTACGACGTAGTTCTGCTCTAGCCCATTGGCGAGCATTGTTCTCCAGTTTGCGTATATACTCTGGTGGAATTGTATCACCAGGATATGTATCGATAGCATTGCGAACAAGTGCATCCATACGCTTACGGTAGAAATCTACGAATAATGGTTGACGTACTAGGTTTGTCTCTGGAATTTCGCCAAAGTACTTATAGAACTTATCGCGGATACCAGATGCATATCGTATTGCTTGATGTGCTCCATTAGCAGCACCTACCTGTGCAGCGTTAACTGCTGGATAGTTTAATGTATCTGTACCAAAAGTCTTCTTAATATCATCATATGTAATCTTGCGAGTCTTTGCTATCTCTTTAAGACCAGAAGCCCATGATGGGAATAGTTCATCAATGTTATCCATGTTTGCTTCTGCAATAGCACGAGCATCTCTACCCATAGCAAGAACACGCATAATCTTACGACCTTCATCGGTCTTTAACAAGAAGTATTCGGCTTCACTAATCAGTTGTTCTCTTGGCTTATTCTGCAAAAGAATCTGGGTAATCTTAGAATTGCGTACCTGACGGTTAACAACTCGCTCATATGCCTGCGCCCAGTTAGGGTCATCGCCACGAATAACTACGAAATCACCAGTTGTTTCAAACACATTGTTTAACTTGGTGCGAGTTTGAGATAGGTGGTCATCTACTAGTCTAGCAGACTCAGCAATGAACTTCTTCTTAATAAACTCAGCCTGTTCAGGTCCAGCACCTAGTGCATCCTCATAGGTAATGCCATCAATGGTACGAAGACCTAGACCAAACTTATCTTTAACCTCTGTTTTACCAGCAAGCATGTTGTCAATGTCAGCAATCTGAGCATCAATTAAGTCTGGGTCATCAGCCAAATCACGCATAGCATCTAGTTCATCTCTATGCGCCTGCAGTTTGACGTCATCGCTCCATTGATACATATCTTCAAGAGATGCATCTTTAAATCTATTATTGAACATCTTACGAGTTGATTCTCTTAAGCCACCAACAAGGGCTAATGGTCCAGTAGTTGTAAGAATACGAAGGAATCCTTCAGTTACGTTTCTTACTGGATAACCAATACGGGCAAGAACCTCAAACTTAATAAGAGAGTCTAGACCATCAATACTGGTAGTTGTTTTACCAGTTGTGTCTCATTTAAAGGTAGCGGAACAATGTACTTAAGGTCTTCTGAACCAAGAACAGGGGTAGTCTTTGAACCAACTGGTACAACTCTACCATCATCTAGGGTTTTTGTTGCTCCAGTATAGGCACGCTCACGAATAATGTTGTGTGCCTTAGAGCGACCACCAGCAAATAGCGACCATGCTGCACGGACATCTGATTCATCAAATCCAAATTGCTTTGCTACAGTATTAAACAGTTCTTGTTCAATCTTCTGGAAAGCATTAGCACGCTCAGCAGCATTTGTTGCTGCAGTGTATTCGTTGAATAGTTCTTGCTTGCGTTGAACTGTAAACTGTGCCTTTTTTAAATCGTTCTCTAAGCCTTTAATCTCCTTCTTAAGAAGTTTAACCTCATCAGGAGCAAGAGTTTGAGTATTAAGTCTATTCTTTGCTATGTTGATTTGGTTGAGATATGCTTCTTCTTGACGACCAGCGATACCACGAACACGGCTAAGCATGTTGTCTACAGTTTGCACTGATTGATTATCAGTAAAGTCAATCCAACCACGAGGGCGCTTATAGAAGAATCCAGTTAAAACTCGTATTGGTGCTCCTGCTGCACCTGCTCGTAAGTCAATAAACTTCTGACTTCCAGCAAATGCTTGGCGAAGCATAGATGCTTTATTAAATTCAGGAATTCTAGTAGGGTCAAGGATTGCTTCTGCACTTAACTTCATGTGAAGTTGGCGAAGTTCATCCTCATATAGTGCTGCATTTTCTACAGCCTTCTCTAAGTCAGAGCCTTGGTTAACAAGGTCCATTGTAAGTTGACCAGTTGCTTTATCTCTACCAGCACCAAAGAACTTTGCTGCGGTAACTTCGTCCTGTAGGTTACCAATCTTGACTGCAATTGAACGGCTAGATGCCATAAGTCTTGTACCAGCATCAGCGTCACCCATTGCCATCTTAATGATATCTGCTTTTGTAGCATGACGCAAAGCAGTATCTTCAATCTTATTAGCATCTGCTAAGATATCCGCAAATGATGCAGGGTTTGCTGATTCACGAATAGCCTTAACACGGAATAAATCCGTAGCATCCATGCCATCGGTCTTCTTGATAAAGTCATCAAATGTTGCTTTTACTTTACCAGCCTTGAAACCAGTCTTTTCTCCAGCAAGAATAGCATTAAGTTCGTTAAGTCCCTTTACGGAATAGTTAATAGCCTTGTAGCCTTTTACTATTTTACCGCCAACGATAGTTGGGTCGAGAACAAATCGAGATACTACGTCAGTACCAAAAGATGTATATCGACCAACCAGTTGTTCTCTAAAGGCTTTTTCTGCCTGTTGCTTGTCATAGATATTGAAATCATTAGCAGCAAAAAGAATATGGTCCTGTAGGAACTTATCTGCTCCAGACAGTTTTCCAAAACTTACAGTCTTTGCGACACCAGAGAATACGTTTTCGATTTCATCTAGTGGTCTTCCAAAAACTGTACGTATAATAGAGCGGCCAGTAGAAATATCATGAGCCTTATCCCAGGTCTCTTTAACTTTACCAAAAGAAAAGTCATCATTCCAAATAGGATTGTTTTTCTCAGGCAGAGTAAGACCAAACGATACTGCTTGTGTTGTAAAATTATATGCTTTTTCTAAACCAATAAATACTTTGCCCCAAAAACCTGGTTCATCTTTAGGCTTATTAGGTGCCTTTGTATTATAAGAAGCAACTGCTTCAGCCCTATTTTTAGGTGGAGTAGATTTACCCATATCCAATGGCAATGCCATAGATGAGTTAACATTCCATCCAGCATAGTAAGTATTAAATGCACCCATCGTGTCAAAGGCAGAAGGATTTTTAGATTTCTGCAAATCTTGATACGCTTTTTGTGCGGCTTCTCTTTCGCTCATAGCAGATTAGCCCTTAGAATTCTCACATAATTACGGAACGCTTGTGATGAATTTGGGCTTTGTGCTGCAACCTCCAAGGCAGGTAGATAGGAAAGTAGTCGTTGTTTATCAGAATCTGTATCTGTGCTAGTTGGTAGCATTAAAGCCTCTGTTCCAGCACCAGCACCAAGTGCTGCGCCATCAGTTACTGGCACATCTGGTTGCTCTGTTGGAGCAGTAAGAGGGGTTACTTGCGGCATAGAATCAATTGGATTCATCAATGGAGCAGTAACATTACCAGCCATTGGTGCTGCCTGTTGCTGTTGCATTGTAGCCTGACCTTGTCCGTAACCTAAACCTGAATAGTATTTTGCGGATTGTGTACCGCTTTGTCCGTTTCCACCAGTTGCTGATACATTAGCAGGATTATTTTGTGGAGCCGTTGGGCGGTATCCGCCTCTGTTCTCTGCCATTATTTCCTCCTACTTAGACCCACCGCTACCAGAGTAATAGATACCGCGAACATCACGGTCCCAAGAGTAATCCTCAAAAATAGGATAAATGATTCCGCGAATGCTAATAAGAAATTGTGAATCATGCGCTGCCGCATCGCCGTCCTCTTTCATGTCGTAACCTGCGTCAATAAACAATTTGCGCATGGCAGGTATAAATTTCTTAGTTACGAATAAATCTAAATCTTCATTTGCTCTAGGCTTTGGTGGTGTCCATCCATATTGTAACAGATTTGAACCACGTCCTGCTCCAGAACCTGCAATTAAGATTCCGTTGTTCTCTACAATCTTTGGCGTAGCCATATCAATTGGACGACCAGAATCATCTGATGAGCGAGAATCGCATCCAATGACAGACCATCCGTCGCCTTGAATAGCAGCAAGTGTTGTCATTGTCCCCTCCTACTACTATCGTCTACGGATTGTTCTTACGCTTGCGTTTGCCTGTCCTCCACCAGTTAAACTTGACAATAAACTTTGTACGTCAGGTGGTGCTGCTGGTGGCATCTCCATAGGAGATGGACCTCCTACTGGAGAGGAGGGAGCAGGGGACGGTTGCTCAACCTGAGGCGCTGCTCCAGCAGGAGGAACTTGTTCTTTAGGTGCGAATGTTTCTTCAATCGCATCTTCGATAGCCTGTCCCTTTTGTCTTGATTTAATAACTGCAGCAATCTTAGTTACAACCTCAGATGGGTCTTGTCCTTGTGTTGCCATTTGTGGGATTGCTTGAGTATATGCCTGAAGAGAAGCAAGGAGTGCATTACGCATATCTTCAACTTCAATCTTCTCTTGTTCTTGACTTACGTTAACATTAAATGGAAGTTCACGCATTGCCATATCCTTGGAGATAAGTTTACCACCAAGTGCCTGAAGCATAAAGATAAGACCTTGTGCTGGATTTAATCCTGCTAACATTCCATAACGAACATCAGCGGAGTAATCTCCTTTAATATCTTTGCTTGGCTTGTACTCTAACGCATAAGGTGAACCAGCATCAAATATTGCTTGCGCACTCTTGACCTGAGTATCAAATGCTCCCATAAGTGCCTGGACGCCTTGACCCGTAACGATAGACGCATTAACGTTACCTGTTCGTCCTTCTGGGTATCTAGCACCAATTCGGAGTTCTTGATTGAGCAAGTTCTGTTCTGTGAACGCTCCTTGCGGAATTGTGAGTTCCACTCTTCGGACTCCTGAAGGAGTGTTTGTTCTGATAACTGCATCTCCGCCAAGTTGTAGTTCTTGTACATCCATTGGTACGACGATAGGAGACTGAACAGATTTCTCAGCCGCTTCCATAGCAAGCATAGCAAAACGATTGCGAAGCAACTGGATACCAATAACATCATCAAATTGTCCACGCATCTCTCCATCAACAGTAGGACGTTTAGCAATGACAACCATCATCTTGCCGATTGGATTTTTAGCACGAGAAAGAACTAAGTTCTCACGGCTTGGTACGTATACTAAAGATTGGTCCTTATCGTAATAACGAACAATCTCAATTAGAGTATTGGTGTCTTGTTTAAAACCTGAGCGTCCAAGTAATTGAACTTCGTATTCAGGAAATTGAGCAGCCAACTCTCCAAGTGTTAATGAGTATACTTTAGCAAAAGATATGCATCGCCCGTAGCGGTCAAACTCAGGATAAGCCATCCGAGGGTTTTCTACGCGGATGCGAGGCATCTTCGCTTCGTCATCCATTTCAATAATGAATGGGACGAAACCATAAGTTACATAATAGTCCGCACCTGTGTACATGTGGACTTGCAAATCTGAGTGATTAAAATAGTTTGATGCAATGCGTGTACGATTGTCAGCAAACTTACGAGCACGGTCATTTACCTGAGAAGCGCTAGAGCAGTTAACTGCAGGTAGCGGAGCCATAACTTCAGAAAGGTCACGGGCTACGATGTCGATAAAATTTGCTACGACATTTGAATCTACGCCTTCAGGGAAGAAATCAGGATATACTTCTGCAATCTTACCTTGACGCACAGAAAGGATGTCACCTGCGCGAGCATCGCGCTCTGCAGAACGATACTTCAAAGAAGCAACGCGAGCAGCAATCTGTTCAATATTAAGTGCCATTTATATCCTAACGATTATTTAAAAAAATTTTTTAAGGTATGACTTTATTAGTCTTTTTAGCCTTGCCACGAGCAATCATGTCTTTGACATAATTAGGGTCACCAGCACCCCATGTTTTAGGCTTTGGTGTTGGTTTTGGTTTAGCAGCAGGTCCTCTACTGAATCCCATATCTCCTAACCGTAAGTTTCAGACCATTGCTCAGCAAAGGCCTCATCTAAATTAACAGAGTATCTCATGTCCTTTTGTCTACGAGTAGCCCATCTATTTGTAGAGTATTTGGTAGCAAAGGAACTTTGTTGCATTAATTCACGTACCCTAATGATGGCAAACCAAAGTGCCATAACGCAGTCAGTAGGATTCTTAGTATCTGGTTTCCAGGTAATTAACTGTTGTGTCAGAGACTTCAAACCTTCTGAGCCTTCATTAGATGGTAGTTCTATTAAGTTGTTATCTTGAAATCTGCCGTCCCTCAGACTGCCAAACAAGGCAGACATAGAGGCCACACCAAATGATGTGTCCCATTTATTCTTTCCAGTATAGTGAGGATTTAACTTACATCCATACTGGGCTAAATACTGAACTAAGTCAGTGTCCATCTGATACGCCTTTTGATGGGCGTTGATTTCAACTCTAAACTCTTGTGGCTTATATCGTTCAACCCATTCCTCAATAAGAGCACGCTCTTTCTGTGGAGATGGGTCAACCATATTGACACAATCTAAAACATAAACTTTTCCGTCACCCTTGTTGTAAGTAACTGCTACGAAGGCAGACCTACCAGATACAGCAGGGTCAAAACCAATTACAGTATAAGTGCCTTCAACATGCTTTGGATGGCCTGGCGTTCCAGACTTGAGAGGTCCACGCTTGCGCATTCCGTTGCTACTTCCTGCGACGCAGGCTGGTGGAAAGATTGAATCTTCGACGACATCTTCTTGTTGGTAGACCATTGCCCAGATTGACGGAGCAACCTCAGACCTGCGAGTAAAGAGCGAGGGTCCATCCCACTTTGGGTAAAATCCTTGCTCATTAGGTTGGTCCTTCTCACCTTCGGCTCTATCCGTCCAAGGCCAAAGCGTCTTCCAGTTTTCTGGCTTCTCATCAAACTCAAGTACGGCTGGTTGAGAGAAGTATGTGAATGGAGATTTGCCACCTGTCCATTGGTCGCCATCTCGTATCATTTTATATAAATCTACAGGGGCGACACGGGTTCCTACAATAAGTAGTTTTCCGTGCCGTCCCAAACGGGTGATGACTTCTTTTTGAAGCCATTCAATTTGCTTTTCCCACTCATGAGAGTTTGAGTTCATCACCACATCGTCTAGGATAATC